CCCACAAGGAACAACTGGACAAAATGGCTCACAAGGAGAAACAGGTTCTACTGGCCCACAAGGAACAACTGGCCCACAAGGAGAAACAGGTTCGAATGGCCCACAAGGAGCAACAGGTTCTACTGGCCCACAAGGAGAAACAGGTTCGAATGGCCCACAAGGAGCAACAGGTTCTACTGGCCCACAAGGAGCAACAGGTCCAACACCTGCAATCCAATCTTTTACAACTTCAAATCTTACTATATCAAGTAATGCGATTACAATTACAGCATCATATCATCATTTAACTCCAACACTTGCAACATTAAACACAATTAGTGGTGGTGGTGATGGAAGCCTATTATTATTAGATTCCCAGAATACAGGTGATACAATTACTGTTAGTAGTGGAGTCGGAAATATTTATTTGAATGGAGGAACTCCATTTACTTTAACAGCAAATAATCGATTATTTTTAGTGAATCGTGGAGGGTCAACTTGGTATGAAGTGAGTAGTTCAGTTATTCCATAAATAAAAATAATATATTGTTATAATATATATGTCAAACGTTCCAGAATATATTAGGTCTGTCTATCAACCGTTTAGCGCATTTGACTCCACATCTGAATCGTGTGGAAATTTAGCAAAAACATCCGGAATAACTGAGAATTTTAGTGGAGAAAGAGGAAAACCTTGGACTCCACAAAGAGACAAAAATAACATTCCTTATGAAAAAACCGTGAATGGAGTCGTGAAATATACTGGTTCCGTTGTGAAAGACCCTGATACTGGATTTTACTATAATACTCAACCTGATTTTAATCAAAATGCTGTTTTACCTTTATCACAAGGAATGTCGGACTATATTTTTCAAAATCCATACAAATAAAAATTGATGCAAAATCCTCATAAAAATATTACAGTTAATCAAAAATGACTATTCAAACAATTATTTCATTTTTTGAATCGTGCAGATTCCCGCATATTTCAGCCGAATTGCGCAAATTGAAGAAGCGAGACGCGACTGACTATCACAAAGTCAAGCAATTCCTTTTGAAATTGATTCGCCAGTCCGCTTTCATTCTCCCGCGCGACCATCAGCATATAAAATCCGACGATGTTTATACGCTTCCAGCTGAAACAATCAATTCACAGCTCCAACAATACATGAATATGACACTCAATTATGCGAATGCGTGGGTTGATTGTTGTATGGTCTTGTTCAGCTCCGGCGATGTATCCGGAATTGCGCAATCTTATGACGGCTTCATGTCATATTCCGCATTTGTTGAAGGAAATTTTGAGGTTGCGTTGTCCTCCGTTTCTTTGGAGACTCAAAAATAAATGACTATTTTTGATTCGCCAAAATTATAAAAAGTTTTTTTCTTATAATAAATCAATGATTGAAAAATATTCTGATAGAGCCGTAGGATACGGTTTCGCATTTATATTAATTATCCTATTATTAACCGCAATTTTTTCATATCGCTACAATAGTGAGGTTGAAATGGAGTATTTTTCGAATTATGTGGCTCTCGATGATATACTAAAAAATTGATAATTTATAATATAAATAATCATTCAATAATAAGAACATGTTCAATATTTTAGGAATAATTAATGAACTCCCCCAAAATCCATCGGAGGCCCTTATTCAATTGAACTCCATTTTTGCGAATGAAAATATTAGCAACCAGTTCAAAAAAAATAAACCAGCCTCTGACCCAATATATAGCATTGAAATGAAATCATTCGATAAAGCAAAAAGTCATAAGAAACCGTCATTTCCATCAAGTGTCTATATATCACATATGAAGTCAGTTGGAAAATCGCGAGAGCGAAAACCATTCCCAAACTACAATCCCATCTTTAAATTGTGGGAAACACACAAATATAACAAAGACTGGATGCGTATTACGCATGAAGATATAGCATCCGTAATTGAAAACAGGGACACAAATGACCATTATGGCGCTAGTTTTTTCGTATTACAAAACCTGATTGATTTAGAGCCCAAATTGCTGGATTTTATGGTTGATTCATATAACCGGCTATTGGACCACGAAATCTGTTCCGAATGGAGCAATTGTGGCCTCGTCTCATCCCACAAAGGAGGAGATATATCTGAACCAAAGAATTTTCGGCCTCTTACGATTCTTCCCATCGTCGTCAGAATATGGGATAGTATTATCAGCAAAAAGCTCAGCGACCTGTTGAAAAAATATGGAATCATTGATACACTCGTTCAGAGGGGCGTATTAAGTGGGGTCGGTGGTCTTTCTCAGAATTTGCTCGATGTAAATCGAGCGATGTGTTCAATGGAAGATGATGAGATATGCTTCTTTATTGATATAACGAACGCATATGGTTCCGTCAATTACGGCTTGCTCTGTCATATCTTGCGAGAATACAACTTCTCCCCAGCTCTGACGGAATACATCAAAACCTATTATATGAACGCATACGCCTCATATGATGGACAAATATTTCGATGGGATAACGGTCTTTACCAAGGGTCCGGCCTATCGAATGTCCTTTTCTTGATATATATTGACTATGTTTTAAAGAATGTGATGACCGATTTAAAGATGATGCGGGTCATTGATTTTGGATATGATTTACAAGCGAATACTCGCGCGTTCGTCGATGATTTAGTTGTGTTTCTTCCAAAGGATTCATGTGGTCCCGCAATTCAATATATCCAGATGATTTTTGGATTCTATGGGCTTGAAATTAATCAAAATAAAACGTATTTTTTCATGAATGATGAGAAAGTGTGGGAGTTATCAATTCGCAATATCCAATTCAAGCGCGTCCATATCGATTTTTTGTATTTAGGAATTGGATTGATGTGTTTTCGCGAAGAATTTTTGGCGAATTATCACAAAAAAATACAGTCATACTTAGAGGAAATTGATACATTCGCAATTGAATCGAAATACAAGCTCTATTTGTATTATCGGCGCGTTTTTCAGAGAATCAATCGGACACTCGAATGTTATTACGCAATTCTTGGAAGAACTGGCGGATTGGATGAAATTATGAAGCTCATCGGATATTTCATTTATAGATGGACCGGTTCATTCCCAGACACATATTTAGTAAAACATATTGGATATATTGGAAATAAGGCGACCAATAAAGAATTGTCTGAGTCTGAAATAGTAGATTTTCAATCCCTTTTTGGAGTTGAAAATCCAACAGACGATGATTTTAGTCAAGAAATAAAGGCGATTAATACGGACCCCTATTTCGGATTTTGATATTCGCCACTTAATTTCTATGTCATAAATAATGATACTTATAATTATTATTCTCATTATATTTTTCGCGGTTATTTTAGCACCATCCTCGCGCGAATGTTTTGAGGGATGTCGCGATTTTAATGGGCGACTATACAGTGGGACCACACCTGCGTGTATGAATAAAGAACGGAGCCGTTGCTATTCTTTCTATGATGGATATGGGGAACTTCACGCGCCGTGTGGGATGAATGAGATAAGCGGTCGCGAAACAAAGGAAAACTGCGATGGTTGTAGTAAGCACTGTCAGTATTGTATAGACGTGAATCGCAGAGGGAGTTGTATTTCGCGCCAAATATTCGACTGTAAGTTGTGTCCATATAGCGACATATGCTTAGAAAATCCGTTCGATTTGAATATGAAAAAGAAGGCGTAAATTATAAAATCATTATCATGATTTAATCATGAATATTATCTGGAAAATACAGTTTGTCCATATTTCTTATTTATCTTTTCTAGAGCCGTATCCAACTGACTTCTTCTCGTAGATTCTGATTTATCTAAATCAGGTTCAGATTTAGGTTCAGATTTAGGTTCAGATTCAGACTTCTCATTCAGTTTTGGTATAACAAGATCCAAATCTCTCATTCTTATAGATTCTAATGATTCAGAACCTGAACAATAATCAGAATCTGAACCTGAATCAGAACCTGAACCTGAACCTGAACCTGAACCTGAACCTGAACCTGAACCTGAACAATAATCAGAATCTGAACCTGAATCAGAACTTGATTTAGATGAATCAGAAGGATTCTCATACACGGGTGCTCTCATCAAACTAAGAAGCCATTTTGCATGCGCTACTGGGTTATCCTCTGGATGTACATAAACACCATCATATCTGCTCATTTTGATTTATAAGTGTAAAAAATAATTGAATATTTACAATCAATTTTTGTCGTGATTCGCTCGACAGGTCGGACAGATTCTCATTCCGCGATGAGAGAACCAGTGTTCAATGCATCTACGATGAAATGCGTGGTCGCATCGTCCGCCTCGAACCATAACACACTTGTCCAAATCTTCATCGCCTCCACAAATTGGACAGGCATCTTCGATTCCGACCAGTGATTTCGTAATAAATAGGCTTTCCGCATCTGGAAAATGAAACCAGTCTGAATACGTTGTTTGAATCTCTCGAATAAACCTGTTTTTTCTCTCATTCGTAATCCAATCATATTTTACATAACAGACTTGTGGTCCGAAAACGACACCAATATAGTAAAAATTCTTTGGATTCATTTCGGAATATTTTGCTGAAATATTATGTATTTCAACTATGCGATTTCCAATTAGAGAAACGTGAAAGTTGTTATATTCTCTAAGATGTATCGACCAAATGTCAATACAGCACCAAGCATGAAAAAAATCACAAGAATATTTCTCATTAAAATTCCTGAAATCGAGACTTTTGAATTCATTCAAATGGGGCATAGTTATTTCGGGAAATTGACGCAAAAACCGGAGTTTATCTAAAATGAGCTTCTTATTTTTGGGGTCCTGCGACAATCTATCGTTTATAGATTGTAATGCGAGTGATATAATTTCAGTGTCCATTTTTATTATTTCATTAAAATTTATATTATAAAATGTCAATTTTTATATATTGATAAAAATGGCTCAGGGCCATATGAAAAAAAGCCACAGTTGTCATCTAGTCCATCAGACCAGTTTTCGAACAGACCAAACTGTCCAGCAGAGCAGTTGTCGGACAGACCAAACAGTCCAGTAGAGCAGTTGTCGGACAGACCAAACAGTCCAGTAGAGCAGTTGTCGGACAGACCAAACAGTCCAGTAGAGCAGTTGTCGGACAGACCAAACAGTCCAGTAGAGCAGTTGTCGGACAGAAAATTTGTATCCAGCAGACCCAACTGTCCATTAGAAGACTCTTGTTCAGAAGACTCTTGTTCAGAAGACAAGTTGTCCAGAAGACAAGTGTCAACTAGTTCTGGGTCAAACAGACCCAAGTCTCTTTCAGATGGTCCATCAGCCAGTTGTCCAGCAGACAAGTGTCCAGCTAATTCGAATTCTAAACCGGAATCAGAACTGACATCTTCGAAGTTCCAGTCTGATCTCGGTATCGATTTTGAACGAGAAATCCGGTCTTCTTTGCAAAAAGGACAGTGTCGTTTGGTATAAGATGCTAAACTGCTTGAATGTTTTTCGCAAGTCTCGTTCCTACACTGGTTACATCTTCGTATTTCACGATTATGATCGCAGATCTTACTGCCACCACACTGTTTGCATAAGCTTTTGCAGCGTCCATGTAGACATATATTGCGACCACCACAGTCTCGGCAGTATATTTTTGTATTTCCATGCTGACAAATCGCACTTCCACCACACTGTTTGCAGAATCTTTTCTGGCGGCTATGCGGACATATCCCACTCCCACCACACTCTTTGCAGAATATTTTCTGGCGGCCATGCGAACATATCGCAGCCCCACCACATTCTCTGCAGATTCTTTTCCGGCGACCATGCGGACATATACTGCTACCACCACAGTATTTGCAGAATCTTTTCTCGCGGCCATGCGGACATATCCCACTCCCACCACACTCTTTGCAGAGTCTTTTCCGGCGGCCATGCGGACATATCCCAGTCCCACCACACTCTTTGCAGAGTCTTTTCCGGCGGCCATGCGGACATTTGTTCCTTAAACGTAGAACCGGCTGAGTTGGAACAGGAGTCGGAACCGGCTCAGTTGGAACCGGCTCAATTGGAACCGGCTCAGTTGGAACCGGCTCAATTGGAACCGGCTCAGTTGGAACCGGTGAAATTGGAACCGGTGAAATTGGAACCGGTGAAATTGGAACCGGCTCAATTGGAACTTGTGGAGAGCATATTTCACATAACATTCTCCTTTTATTATGAGGACAGCGTGTCCAACAAGTCAAACACATGTGAAGAATCCGTTTATGAGCACACAGATTCTTCTCCGGACAACATTCACGACACTTTCTGCGTAGCTTTCCATGACCACAAAGTGCATGACCACCACAACCGGAACAAGCATCCCTGCGTCTTCCATGTATACAAATGCGGTTTGGATTGTGTTCATGCCCACATATTCTGCAATCCGATGCACGTTTCTTCCCGTGAGAACAAATCTGCCGATTTGGTCTATTATATCTACGATTTTCCATTGAATAACAATACGAATAATCAATATATAAAAACTCAACTCGATTTTACCATCAATTTTATTTTCTAATCAAAGCTCAAAAGTTTTTTATCTCTTAAATTAATATGGAATATCTTATAGAAGGAGTGCGTAATATATATCATAAAGATTGTAAGAGATTCGTTGAAGCGAACAAACAAATAATGGACGACGTTAAATACAACAATTACCCCACATTGAAACCACTATTTGATTTAAAGCCCAACAATTTTAAGGAGCTTATGATGAATATTAATGCGATGGATTGCGCCGTCTTGAATGAATCACTACTGTCCTCCAAAATTGACTTGAATATCCAGATGTTATTGCTACGTTATTATTGCGAATCCCATAACGAAAACGTAAGTTTAGTGGTTATGAAAAATAAAACAGTAGATAAGAGTGAGGACGTCTATCATAAAATCGAGATGAAAATCAGTAAAAAACAGTTAGAGTTCATACAATTACAGATAAACTTTATGCGAATGCCCTTCGATAACTTTTGTTCATTCCTTTATGAAAATCAGGAGAAATTCAGAAAAGCGGACCTCAGCCAGTTCAAAGATACTCCAAAAACCATCAAATTGAATATATACGTTATCAATAATGCGAAAAAAGTGTATAAAGGAGCCATTTTTCAGTCGACCCATTTTTATGAGTTAGTTGAAGGCGCCAAGATATTTTTACACGCGCCGAACTATGATATTTTCGAAAAACAGCTGTCTTATGCGTATGGAATTGATTATGAAAATACGGTCCGTGTATTTTTTAGAATCAGATTCTTGAAGTTTTATTTATATGCGCATTATTCACTTTATGATATGGAATATTATATTGTAAGTGGGAGTTATTTACTGTTTTGCTTGGGGATGCGCGTATCGAAAGATACGGATATTTATTGTTTAGAAGGACCTAACAATAGATTGATTGATAAAAGAGCAATGAAATGTAATTATGATGTGAATCATATTAAAATAAAAGATAATGATTATGGAGATTGGAATTATATATGTTTATATCCGGATGATAATTATATAATATTTGGGTTGAAATTGAATTCAATAAATGTCGAAATTACAAAAAGGTATTATCGGTATTATGTCAAGAAATCACAAAAGGCTTTAGCGGATTTATTATTATTGAAATATTATTTAGGGGAAAATATTGGAATCGAAAAATCTGAGAATGAAAAGAAATTAACTAAGTTATTTACTGGAATTAATTTGGATGTCCAATTAAATAAAAATATTGACCATATGTTATATTTCCGATATAAAAATTTTAATAGGAAAAAAATAATGGATTATTACAAAAATAAAATGTAAATAGATTATATAAATGGATGGATTAAAACAACAATTAGAGAGAGTTAAAAAACAACGAGAAAAAATAAAGTTAAATATATCCGGATTATATGGTAAAATAAGGCATATACAAGCTATAACTCCAACGAAAACTAAATATATTGAAGGCCATTTAAAAAAAATTTCAGATAAAGAAAGTAAAAATAAAGATTTAATTACAAAAATAGGTGAAATTAGAGATGCAATGAAAATACAATATCAAATAAATAAAGAACAACGAGAAAGAGATAAAGAACAACGAGAAAGAGATAAAGAACAAAGAAAACTAGAAAGAGAACAACGAGAAAGAGACAAAGAACGAAGAAAAAGTAGTCGACCAGTTTTAGCAAGAACTGTAAAACCAAAATCTTCAACACCATCATCAGCACCATCATTATTAAGTAATTTACTTCGTCCTTCTTCTAGTAACTCGAAACCGAAGAATCAAGCTAAAACCACTCATGCAGGTCCAGCACGTCCAGCACGTCCAGCACGTCCAGCACGACCAGAACGTCCAGCACGACCAGAACGTCCAGCTCTTTCAGCCCGCGATGAATTTAAAATTAAAATGTTTGCGTTAATTGATTCAAATTCAGCCAATATTGAAACAGATATAGATGAAGAAATGAAACAAACAATTGATAGATTATATAAAACTGCGATATTTCATATTGTTAATGATACCGATTATGCTGTTTTATCAAAGAAAAAAAGTATTGAAATCAATGGGAGAAAAGCAGATCCAAACAAAGGAATTACTGCCAAAAAAGGAACAAAAGAATTTATTTTAGACGCAATAAATAAAAAATATAGTACTAATTTTAATTCATTTAATGAATTTATTGAATATTGTAAAAGTTTACCAGAAGTTGATGAATTAAAAAAAGTAAATTCATATAATTATAGATTAAAAAAAGTAAATTTATATAATCACGAAAAATATAAACAAGTTGGTGATTTAATAACATTGTGTGTTGATTTATTAATTGAAGAAATTGAAGAATCAACTCGGGATGAAACAGCGTTTCGAGAATTCCGCGACGTATATTTATATGAGATTGATAAAAATGCTCAACGATATGTTAGTATATACAATGAATATATTCGTAAAAATGGAATTAATGTTCAAGCATTTACAGATGAAGAATATCAAGATTTTATAAAAAAAGTATTTACAGAGAAAGGAAAGTATGTTGGTTCATACGCTTATCAACAATATTTATTGCATCTACCTAATTCAGAATATAAAACAGACCGTAGTTATGGTAAGGATAATTTATATTTATATCCAAAATCAGAAAAGAATAATTTGAAACATACGAAGGAAGTAAGACTTGATGAAAATATGGTAGGTATTCAATTATCAAATAGTGATTTAAAGAAAAGATTACTTCGTTTAGCATCATCATTAAATATAGACATATTTATATCAACAATCAAAAAAATTAAAGAAGAGATTGAAGGAAAAAATAACGCAAATTCAGAAACTAAAAAAAATATGATTAATGAAGCAGAACGAGAATTGATTGAAAGTATTAGAAAACGTATTGGTGGTTATTTTGAAAGATTCGAAATATCAGATATTATAAAATTATTAAAAAGAATTGAAGAAATATATCCGAAAGTATATGACGAAGAGATAGAAACAATTAAAAATAAACTAAAAAAAACTATCTACGATAAAAAAAATAATTATCTTGATGGATATAAAAGATTATTAACTTTAATACCAAATATAGAAGAATTTCAAAAAATAAGAAAAATAATTAAAGATAAAATTATTGGATTTGAAAATTTATTAGAAAAACTATCAGAATATTATGAAACTGTAGATATTAATCAAATTATTGAATTTAAAAATAAAAATGAATTATCAAGTGAAAACAGAGATAAAATAATTAATCAAGTAAAAAAAACATTAGAAAGATATTCCGAAAATTTGCATCTTGATAATTATATTACATATGGTAGTGGAATTATAAATAAAGATTATGATACATTACAATATAATATTGATAAAGTTAGTGGATTAATTAAATATTATGAAATAATTAGTAATATTGACCAATCATATAGTATTGATAATATTTTTAATTTATTTTTATCAAATGATTTATCTAATACATATTTATGCAAATTATTATATAATTTTTTAATTTTAAAAATAAAAGAAAATTCTGGTATTGATATTAAAAAAAATTATGATAAATTATCAGTTCATGAATTAGGAAAAATATTATCTCAATTAAATAGTTTACAAATAGGAAATAATTATTTATCAAAATTAATAATACATAATAAAAAAGAAATAAAAGGATATTATCAAGAGTTATTAAAAAATGAAGTAAATCAAGTATCAAATAAATTTAATAAAGAAATTTATAATGAAAAATACAAAGATATAACATTCAATAATAAAACATTATCATATGATGAGTATATATTTTTATATTTTCTATTATTAATTAAATCACTTGATTATTTACAAGGTGGATTATATGCTTTTATCAATTTTAAAATTCAATCTATATTTACAAATGATGATTATACAAATTTAAAAATTGAAACAATTGTAGCAGGAGGTAAACCGATAAGTGGAAATGAAGAAAAAGGTAAATCAAAAGAAACTAAGCCAAGTGATAATCCTTATTCAAAAAAAGGACTAAAAAAAATGAGACAACAAGCGATTCAAGAATCTCAAAAAGTTAAAAAAGAAAAGAAAACGAGAAAATCAAAGAAAAATAATAATATTAATATTAAAAGATATAACAAATTTTATAATATACCTGAATATGAGAATTGTAATATTAATATAACAAATATTTTTAGTGAATTTATTAATAGACTAAATGGATTTTTTGATGAAAATGAAATGTATAAAATGGAAATGTTTGAAATAGTAATTATATTTTATTACACATGTAAAGATATTTTTGATTTAATTAAAGATATGGATACATTTGTTAAATTTATGAAAATATTAGAAAAAGGAATTGATTTTCCAAATCCAACACCATCAATGTTAAAAATATCTGATAAATATGACTTTAAATATCTTTTATATAATATTTTGTCAATAACGATAGATAAAAATATAGAAAATAATCAAGCTGGTGGAGAAGGTGAAGAAGGTGAAGAAGATGGAGAAGGTGAAGAAGATGAAGAAGATGAAGAAGGTGAAGAAGGTGGAGAAGATGAAGAAGGTGGAGAAGGTGAAGAAGGTGGAGAAGGTGAAGAAGATGGAGAAGGTGAAGAAGGTGGAGAAGATGAAGAAGGTGAATTTACAGAAGTTAAAAGAAAAAAGAGAAAAAAATCTAAAAAGACTGGAAATACTGGAAATACTGGAAATACTGGAAATACTGGAAATTTTGTAAATTCAGAAAATAATGAGGAATATCAAGGTCAAGAATCATCAAGGTCTGAAACGATTCAACTAAAACAAAAATATAATAAAATACTAAATAAATATACTAATCATAAATCATCAGTACTTTATTTTCCAGAATGGTTGAGGGCATATGCAATTAATATTTGTATAATTTATATCGGTGAAGAACCTTCAAATTCAAATAATAAAGAAATAATTAATGTATTATATACTAAATTATCAGAATTAAATATAGATATAACACAATTTCTGGGAATTAATGTTAGTGCTAATTTATCAAATGCGGAATATAGAGCATTAATGGGTTTCAATCGGGAACATTTTCCAAATAAAAATAAAAATAAAAATACAAAAAAAATTATAAGAGATATTAATGAGGTATCAGTTTTTGAACAGTTAAGAAATCAATTTATAAAACAACAACAAGAAAAACATCTTAAAGAAATTAAATTTAACGAAAATAATGATTTTAGCATTAAACGAATCTACAAAGGAATGTTAAATAATAATGAGAAAGAAAAATTAACAAAATCAGAAAAATCTAATATAAATAAATATATAAATCAATTAAAAGAAAAAGCAGAAACTAATATAAATGAATATAAAAAATCATTAGCAATTGAAAAAAATAAAAAAAGAATAAGTAATGAAAATTTTGTAAGACAAAATTTAAATAAAAGTCTAATGAATAATGGTGCGTATATTAATCAGTTATTAAATCAAGACGAGTATGAATATACAGAACAAGATATAAAGAATATGGAAGATTTAAAGAATCGATTTTTTGAAAATAAGACAATCGAATCACAAGAACAAAAAAATAAATATAATAAGCTTCTTTTATTTATAAAAAAACAAAAGAAAAAATTACAAGAAAAAAGAAAAAAAGAAAAATTAAATAAATTAACAACAAATATTAATGAACAAACTAAAAGAGTTGGAAATGAAAAAGAAAATATTGAACAATTATTAAAAAATATTGATGATATTAATCAAACAATAATAGAAAAAATTCAAGAAATTCAACAAATGAAAACTGGTTCCAAAAATTTAGATAGTTGGATTGATTCAGAATTAACTAAATTGCGAGATAAAATAAAAGAAATAAATGATAAAATAGATGAATTAAAACAAAAATATAATACTAACAAATCAAAAAATGTAAAAGAAAAAGTAAAGTTTCAATTATTAAATAAAAAACGAGTATTAAAAGGAGGAATTAGTTCAGAAAATCTTAATATAATTTCATTAAGATATAATATTTTACAAGAATTAAAAGAATTAACTAAAGAAATTCAAAACATATTAACCATTGATATTGTTCAAATTATTAAAGAAACTGAAAATATTAAACGTTATGAAAAATTTGTAAAAGATAAAGATGAATTCAATTATGATAAAATAATTGAAGAAATAGCAATAGCTGTTGTTATTCATTTATTCGATATTTTAGATTCAAGAAATAATATTGAAAACAATTTTGCATCAGGAGAAATTAAAAAAATAATTGTAAAATATAAAGAATATATTAAATATACCGAGTCTGAATTTGATGATTTATCATTATATTTAAGTTATATAACAAACTATGTTTTATTTTATGTAATATATTTTAGTTTATATAATACGAATAATACGACGAATCAAAATAAAATATTCGTCAGAAATAAAAAATCTAATAGATTATCAAATAATATTTTTGGTGATCCAACTTCAACAAAATTTACTGTAACAACTACTACTAATAAACATGTAACAGACCCAAAACCTAGACAAAAAGGAGGTCTGAATGATAAACAACAAATATTACAAATAATAAATAAATGTAGTCAATTTTATAAAGAAAAAAAATCAGAAGATTACAATTCAATATTAAGTAATATTAAGAAAAATAAATATTTATATGATTTATTATTACTTTTATATTTAAAGTTATTAAAAGCTATTATTTCAATTAAGACATCTAAAATAGTAATAAAAATTGATTATTTACCATCTAATTATGAAAAAATCGATATTTATTTTAATAAGATGTATATTAAATTCGATGAAGTTAAATCTGATATTGATACCAGTATAGAAAATAATATAAAAAAAATAAAATATATTTCAAGAAATGATAAATCAATAGAACAATTAAAATATATAGTTGGTAAAATAAGATATCGTTTACCAGATGAGCCGAATATAGAATTAAAAGCAAATGAATCTACACTTATTCCACTAACTGATAGCTTACCTCAAAATAAATCACTATTAGAAAGAATTTTGGAAATAATAAAACCGAAAGTTCCAATAAAAAATACAACACGAAATGCTGATATGGTAAGAAAAGTAAAAAAAACAGAGGAAGAATTAAAAGAAGAAGAAATAGAAAAAATGATAGCTGATATTAATCAATTATATGCAAGTTTAGACACATTAATTGAAAAAGCTGGAAAAAGTATATTTTTACAAACTAAATCAAATATTTATAAAAAATTACTCAAACAATTTCCAAAATTTGTTGAAGAAACTCAAAGGCTATATAAATCAATCAAAGAAACAATTGAAAATATTAAAAAATTACAATCTCAAATTTCAAAAAAAAATAACAATTTATCTTTAGATGAATATTATAAACAAGTTAAGGATATAAATACTCGTATTTCACGTTATTATAAAGAATTAACAAATTATATAACTAAAATTGAAATGATTCAAATAGAATATGAAAAAGAAATTAAACAAAAAGAAGCCCAAATTAAAAAACTTAAAAGTGATATAAATTTATTGAACCAAAGTATATATGTAACTATTCATGGCAGAAAAATAGAAAAACAAGGAACAAATAAATCCACATTAAATAAAAGAAAAGAAAAACTTATTTCTCTTAAACAACAATTAAAACAACTTTCGACTGAAGAAAATTCTATGAATAATACACAATCTATTCTGACATCATCAACTAGTGGATATAGTTATATGGAGAGAACAGAGAATACAAAACCATCAACAGTGGTTTCTTTTAATGAAGAACTAGAATTAAATAGAGAAAAAGAGAGAAAAGAAAAAGAGAATAAAGAAAAAGAGAGAAAAGAAAAAGAGAATAAAGAAAAAGAGAATAAAGAAAAAGAGAATAGAGTTAAAAAAGCATTAGAACAAAAAAATAAAGATGGAAAAACTATTAAAGAAAAAATTAGTATAATTTTTACTAAATTATCTAAATATGGTATCCTATTCTCAGAAGATATTTATAGTTTTATGCAATCATTCTTAAAAGATAGGATATCTTTATTGAATTTAAATACGAATATTTTAAAAATAATAAATGAATTAACTATTATAATAAAAGTATTTAATGGTACAAATAATATTACTGGAATTAATGGTAATAGATTAAATGAATTAAAAAAGAAAGTAGGTAATTTCAATGAAACTACAAAAGATATACTAATAAAATGTCTAAATGAATTGAAAGAACTAGGTAAAAAACCACAAGCAAGTCAAGAACAAGCAAGTCAAGAACAAGCAAGTCAAGAACAAGCAAGTCAAAAACAAGCAAGTCAAAAACAAGCAAGTCAAGAACAAGCAAGTCAAGAACAAGCAAGTCAAGAACAAGCAAGTCAAAAACAAGCAAGTCAAAAACAAGCAAATATAGTAAATGAAGAAATTATGATTAAAACAATATTAGGTATTATACCAAATAAAGATGGAAAAACTATTGAAAAACAATTTGAACTTATTTTTACTGAATTAGCGCAATATACTGATTTATTATCAAAAGATACTCGTGATTTTATGGGTTCCGCATCAAGCGGTTTTGTATCTTTAAGTGTTTATTCAACAAATATTAATAAATTAATAACTGAATTAGAATATATAATTTCTGTGTTAAATGGTAAAAATACAACTAATGAACAATTAAAAAAGACATTAACTAAAAAATATAATTCAAGAAAAGACGCAGTAAGAAAGAAATTAAATGAATATAAAGATAAATTAACAAAACTTAATGAAAAACTTACATATTTTATTCAAAAATATAGAGATTATATGATTATATATTCTAAATCTCATCCAACAAAATTAAAAATGTTAAAAGAATCATCAAATAAGCAAACTAAAAAGAGAATACTTAATGAAATACAAGCAGAGATTACAGCAGATAATAACATATTAAGTGTTCAAAATGACTTTCGTTCTACAAATGAATATATAAAATTTAGGAACAAATACTATAAGAATCATCCAGAAATGTTAGAGGCAACAAATGCTTTAACAGGACAGAAGAGACTGAAAAAAATGAACTCTGAATTTAAAAAATCACAAGGATTAAACAATTAAACAACTTTATGTAAAGCGCAAATATTAACCGGAGGAAAATTCTTGTAATTCTTTTTAATCGCAAGTTCCCATCCTTCCTTCATTTTCCCATCAAGCAACATTTTTACATACGAATGTTTAACATGTGGGACCTTGTTTTCTAAATAAACAATATTTTCTTTTCCTAAAATGAAATATTTTGAAAAAATAGTATCTATTTCTTTAAGAGAAAACTCCTTGTGTGGGAGGCTACTCACAATATTGTCATACTTCTTATCATCCATCTTTTTATAAATGAAATTCTCGTTTATATAATTACAGCGTTCCCCGTATTTCTCCTGCGCGATATCCAGTAAATACTTGTTCGAATCGATAACATCAATCTTCGCGGTCGCATCCATCTTTTTAATAAGAACATCCAACACACCGCAATTACCAACGCCGATTAACAAAGTTGTTCCATCTTTCCGGATGTGGTTCGTTATCCCAATGCTTATTTTTTTATTCAGGGGCCACAAGTATTTCTCGTTCTCCATTTTGCGAACAATCTTAAATAAATACGAGTATTTGCGATATAGTATATAACTGAAAAATCCGAATGTTGTTAAGAATATAACAGCAATAATTATCGATATAGTTATTAAAAAAATATAAATTGATTTCATTTATTAAATTGGAATAAAAGAAATCGATAAATCAAACGTAAAACTTTTTTCTAAATAAATGTAATGAATCAAAACACAAATAACTCACAAAAAGAAACATCACAATTAAAATTGGATGATAAAAACTCCCAATTTTTTGTTAATTTAGTCTTGGATTTCGTTTATAATTTCAATTCAAATCCTGTGCAATATCAATCCGGAAATCAAGCAGATGGCTCATCATTAAAACTCGTTCTGACCGGTGATATGGCGGGGAATATTTATAAAACATCCAAGAAAATTCCAGAAAAATTAACGATGACATTAGTTGGAGCTGATATTTCAATGGATAATTTCCAGCGAATACTTATAAATATGAAAAAAGCTTTTTTTGATAAAATAAAAGAGGATGAAGATAGAGATGATTACTGTTGGTTGGTTCAATTTGAGGGGATATTTAAAGCGGAATTACATCCGGCTCAGTCCGCGAATAACCCAGCTAACCACCAACAAGTCAATAAGCCAATAATTCCTAAAATTTCATTTGTAATAATTGAAGAAGAGAAAAAGAACCCGCAACAATCAGTATCAAATAACCCCACAAATTCAAATAAAAAACCTCAATTGAAAAGTGGGATAAAATTAGTAATTGAATCCTATAAAAAGTATGAGCTCCCATTTTTAGAAATTGAAACCGCAACGGAACTTCCATCAATCCAAGTTTATCCTAACATTTTTATTCCGAATCAATCTGGCTCAAATATTGGGCCGGAAGATGAACTATCATGCGCTGTTTTACTAAAATTACACACATACGAAAGAAATAGTAAATTATTTGGATTGAATGAATATAAAAATCACATGAAAAATAAGAATCATCCAGAATTACTGCAAAATAACACTGGTAAAACATTGAGTTCTTTACTAAATACAGAATATCAAAAGCAATATAAGAAGAAATTGAATGAAGGCGTTGTTGAATCAATGAATCAAAGTAAGCAACCAGAATATCAAGAAAAAATACGCGCGTTATATGATAAGTGTGGATTATTTTATAGAAAAGAATCTAATAGTTTCTTTCAAGGAAAACCGCGAATGTATGGAATTTATCAAAACAAGCGGGAAAATATAAAGTTTGATGAAGAATCGCAAGAACCGCTCCCGCGTTTAAAAAATGGAATCCGCGTCATAAAAACTGATTTCTCAATTGATTTTGTTCCAAAACCGGTTTATTCAAGCAAATTTGAAGAATCACAACAACCTAATACGCAACCAAAATTAGAAGTATCGAACCGTTTCTCAATTCAACCATATAAATTAGAAATTAGTCAATCCCCCAATTTAGAGCGGTATTCTCCATTTATGAAACTGACATCGTTCGATTATTTACCGCACTCATATGAGGTTGGAAAGCCAACATCCCCACTTTTTCTAAGTCAGGTTGAAAAAATAAAGGTAGCAGAAAACACCACCGAATACGTCTTACAATTTCGCATAATTCCGGCAAACGAGTATAAAGTCCAACTCCCATTTTTAGCGACGAAATGGTATATGATTATTGTGAAATCTGAGCCACAAAGCGCAAATGTATTCACATTATATGAACAAAACTACACAAATCAGAATGGTAAAACAAAACGGCGACTAACAAACCAATATCAATCGCCAAATCTTCAAAAAAAAGAATACAAATTTTACAGGCATAAAGTTAAACTCGCATCAGTCGTTGAAACATATATGTCGGTCGTCAATGATGGAATGACATATGTTTGTCCAGTAAGTGTATTGGTCTTCTCCGAAAGCGCACAATCCTAAATATAAAAATATCATAAGAGTATAGAGATGAATTTTCCAGTGGATACCCGTTCCGACAACAAAATAACCGACCGCCAGTTTAGCACATATTCCTATCACCAGCCTATCCAGCAATCCATACAAAATCCGAGTATGTTCGACCGCAACTATTTCCAGATGAATCATCAAACCACCAATTTGGACACCCTCCGCCAGCATAATCCCACGGACCGCCTCTTCGAAACATCCCAAATATACCGTAATTTTGGAGCATCTCAACCACAATCATCCAACTTCCAACAAACGCGCGAATCCAAGTCGAATATGACCCACGGGGATGAAGCATCAAGTCGCGTGTTCATAGATATTCCCCACCGCAATTATAGCAATGATGTATCCCAGCGTATAAGTGGGTTCGGTATTGTTCCAAAAGACACTCGATATGAGAATGATGAGAAGTCAAGAACGAATGACGCTTCTAACATGAGAACGACCCGATATTTTGGAACTCCGAGTAATAATTTATAAAAAAATCTTTTAATAATTTAGATAATGAAAAATAATCAATTATTTAGAAAGCCCCCAACTCTTGATTTATTTAGCCGGTTCGCCAAAATATTTGGGCTAACGGATATTAACGACTGCCGTAAATTTACAAGAGATAATTTGACTCATTATAAGACACTCGAACGTTTTAGTGAATTTTACAATGAATTAGAAGAATATTATATTCCTTGTAAAATAGATAAATACTTGAAGAATATGAATGAGAAGAAATTGATTACGGTATTAAGACAGATAGCAAAAACATACGACTATAATGTAATAAGCAATGAGAAATATCTAAATTCTAAAAAAGTTCTCCAATATTCATTGGAGAAAAATAACGGGGTTTTTGAATATGTTAATAAAAATCTCAAAATAATTGAGTTTGATTAGTTCCAAGAAGTTTTCCATCCAGCATATGATGGTTGAATTATTTGAATAAATGTTCCATCACCATTGCTACTATTAATACGGTCGTCAAAACCTCTATATTTAATCCGAGAAATAATCCATGAATTATACAAGCTATAATAATATAACTGACGACTCCTTGGGAAAAATGTTTCAATAAACAATTTTGATAGTCCAGTCTCCAAACCGAGAAGTAATTTTCTTGATATATCATAAAGGAATGACATAAGTTGAAACGTATAATTAATAATTTGGAATATGTTTGTATTATTATTAGTTCTAATATATGGTTGATTATACGCGATTTTCAGTATAGTATCATAATTTATACTGGTATTATTATTAAATATTTGGAAGTAATTCATTGATAGCGTGTAAATATTATATTGGTCAAGTGGTTCTAATAAATATCGGTCTGAATATATTATTGAAAGAGAGCATACATCGTCATCGATAGATTCAAACTCGTAATTGTTTAAACTGAATGGAGTTAAATTTGCCCATGGACCAATTAAATTATTACAAGTATTCTTTCCTTCATTATAGAATAAATATGTTTTTTCTATATTTAAACAGAATGAGATAAATTGATTTCGTATAGTATCTTTATATTTTATTTGGAGAGCGTTTGTTATAAGAATACTCGGAACAAATACATTGAATATTTCTTCTAAATTAAATAAATCCAAGTTAGATGGACTATTTATTTGTCGCCTTAAACAACATCCATATTCCGTTTGTGAATTAATCGCAACATTATATTCAATAAATCCATAGTATGGATTAATAAATCGCATATAATAGGGAGTGTATTTCCGATAATTTATATATTGTGATAAATTATAATCGATTGATATATTTGATGTAGTTAATCGAAGGACACAGCACGGTTTTGTTTCTGATTCTACATCTATCTCTTTTTCAGAATTCTTTTTCTTTTCTGTAAATTTAAATGGTTTCGCTTCTTTATTTAACAATGTAGGTTCTTCATCTAACATACTTTATCCAATATAATATTCTCGGGACAATACGTTAATCCTTGTGATGTCAGTGTCTGATGTAAGTAGCCCCGCAAATTCACTCGAACAACGTGTAGCACCGCAAACACAAACTTACTCCTTTCTTCGGCCCCACTGGAAAATATTAAATAATTCAAGTTCGACATATTGCGCGGGTCAATAAGATTAACCCCTCCTACATTATCCCATCCTACACTATAACAGCACACATTCAAGCCCCGATTCACATTTATCTGGACCCTATATGTCTGATTACAGAAACTCCGGAGGATATCAACAAGAGGTTGATTAATGGGGTCGTCAAGTATGACTACTATTTCTTCATCTGTCTTCCCCGCCAAAATAGTTGGTAATAGGTCGTCAGCTAAATCAACTGTTTGCTGATTCCAATATCTCGATGGTAAGCTCATTTATAATATAAATATAAAAGATATTTATATATAGTTTATTTTATAGAATCGTAAAATATAAAAACTAAAATGGTCTTATATCTTTATAATATGTTGCCTACGGATTCTTAATAACATAATTCATATTATACCATAGAAGAATCAATTTCTGGCCCGGAATGCCCGCCGCATAACGATTCTCCGGTAAGAACCAATTAGGCGTCACCATATTATAGCAATAATAGCGCCCATTCGACCTAAATTCCTTCGCCATTTCAAGCGCTGCGTAAAGGCTCTCATAAAATTCGCGCCCCTTCCTCGCAATAATGAAGCTCTTATCCACTTCATCCACGTAAATAATATGCCCATTCACATTAAAGGGGACCGAGAAATCGTATGTATATGGGTTTGGGACAATATATGAGATGAAGGTCAGGTCAATCAAATCATTCTGGTCATACATTTTCGAGTATAATCCCAGCTGTTGAGGAACATAGCGGTAGCAGTATGTCTGGCCCTGCATCTTCAACTGCTGGGCCCAGTCAGTCGCCTGATACAAGTTCGTAAGATACGGCTCATCCACGAATGCCCTCATTATGAATTTATCCATTGGCGTTAGCGTATTGAGGTCTAAATCAAAATAAGTGAGACTATTATATGACATATTATAGCATACATTTATTTCTCGGCCGGATCACTACATTTACTCAAAAAACACTTGCTTCCCTGATTCGTGTAATTGTTGGAGAATGAGTCGCTCGTCGTGAAGGTCAGTTCGCGGAATTCACGGGCCGTGTATTTAAGAGGGACCAACATACATCCAGCTAAATCATAAGGGAAGTTCGCCAAATAACAGAAGTCGCGGGCCTGTTCTAAATACCAAAAGCAATTATTAGATGCCCGATACAGCCCCTGAATTTGCTCTCCCATCGCATAAATGAGTAAAACTTGGATATCTAAATCGTCCAATAACATAATCTCATACTGCTTCGTATATGAATTGAAATATTCAAGCTGGCGATTAGTAATCAAATCGAGGGCGAAAGCCCTGTCTTTCGCCATCTTCTGGCTCGTCGTCCAAAAGAGGTAGAGCGTCTGGGCGTAATAGACACGACTCGCGGGACCACAGCCGTCCTTGTCGCAATAGGAGCACTTATTACAGGGGTCCGGTAAATTTCGGAGGATATTGATATAACGATAGCAATAGAATTTTCCCTGCGCCTTCTGTTCTTGCCCTGCTAAATAAAAGGCGTCCGTTAATTTTTGGATTTGCTTTTGATTACAGAGGAGAAATTTAACAAATGTATTTGTTTTTTCTTGTTCTGGGTTGTAGTCTTGCTTATAATATTGAAATCCGCAATTTGCCATCTTATAATTTATTAGATATTATTTATTTATAGAATTCGGTAAAAAATTATGGTAAATCGGACCATTTTTATTTGAGTAAAAAAACATGCTCTGTTTATTTGCTTGTTTTATTGGATAAAAATCCAACACTCACAAACGTTTTGATGAATCGCCATTCCGATATTCATCAGGACAAAATGTTAAAATTAATCGGAAAATCTGGAAATTTATTCAATATACGTCCAATGGAAATTGCTGGTTCTATTCTTACGAAAAAATCGCTGAAAAGTTCATCACGACATTCGGCCTTTTTCATTTGAATCAGAATGGCGATTTTATTCAATTGTCTTTTGTCGATGGCATTGATAAAATAGAAACCGCACATGACCACGAACCAACAATTTGTGGAAATTATGTTAATGTCAAATTGAGAAATGGAAAAAGCATTGACGTATATCTGAATTACTTAAATTCATTAGTGTATGACAATAATTGCTCAATTGCTCAAATCAAGTGATTTGTTTATAATAAGAAAAATTGATGGTAAAATGTTATAACTTTTGTATGAATTATATTCCATCAACAAAGATGTTTCCAAATTTTCATAATATAAATATTTGTTTACCCGAACCACAACATGTATCCGTGAATAATTTTGGAATGACTCGTTTGAAAATTGTTCAAAGTCGCATAAATTACGCAAAAATGAGGATAAGCGTAGATGACTATTCAGTTTTGAAATATTTATTTACTTTTTCGAGCAAATACGGAGTAATTGGTTCATTTGCTTTTATTCTCAAAAAAGTAATATGTCCAAAGAATACGTTATTCTATCAACTTTCACTTGAATCGGTTAGAAGAGGCCCAGAACTTGAAATTCTTTCATTTATGACTACTGGACCTATATTGAAAGACTCAAAATCAGGAGACCCGATGTTCCTCGTAGTTCTGAAAGAAATCTTGACTATTTTTTCAGAATTGAGATTTACACCGGATATTTTTCTGAAAATAGCGAGAGCGATTGTCCCGCCAGAGTATGTCGTTGTGATGCACAATGAACCAGACCAAGAAATAGCACAACAATTATTCAATCCATTTTCTATTCCGGTCGATTATTTCAGTGTTCAGACAAGGCCGGAGAAAAGACAGCGGAGTTGCGTTCCAAGAATTGAACAATTTTCCAAAGAACTCGCGGTTGAAGTGGTTGAGGAAGAAAAAAATGAAAAGCCAAGCAAAAGGCAACGAAATTAAATCCTCGGATGATTTATAATATATAAACAATAAAAATTGATGGTAAAATGATTTTTTTTATATGGAATAAATTTCACAAGAAAAATGGAAAATTCACAATCCAACCAATTAGATGAAGAGAATGGTTTTATTATCATTCCCGAACATGAAATCACTTCAACAAAAGGCCGCCTTTTTACAGAGCTGGTAGAATATTCAAAAACAGCATTATCAATTGCAAGTTGTGCAACAATTAAGACTGCTGGAATTATTGGAACCGCACTGGTCAGGTTCGGCGAATTAACAAGTTCGGCTTCAAACTTTGTCGGTGATTTACTGATGGTCAAACAAGGCTTTAAAACGGATGATACTCCTGCTCCTGTTTCTCAGTCGATTCTCAGATTGAATGGAATCGTATTTTTCATAATCGAAGAAAAAACATTAGGCTTCGAGAGTGGAAACCGAGTTTGTAGAGTCGTGTTTAAGCTCGATATTACCAAGATTGAGATGTTTCGTCTAACAGAACACATTGGTTTCTTTCTTTTTCACACAAGAGATGGAAATACTGTCGCTACTGTTTTTTCGAATCAAAATTCTGTTAATGAGCAGCTTATACTGACACAGATTGCGGATAAAGAAAGTCAATTTGAGCGATTTGAAGTCTCGGAGGTCTGTATGTATGGAACTGTTTCATTAACTGTATTTTACAAAAACAGAACTGAGAAATACTTTCGAATCGAAAGAAACGGAAGTTTTACGGAAGTCGTTCTTCCTTAAATATAAATAATTTGTATTATTTATATTTTATAAATATAAATAGTTTGTTGCGTCATATGATTGTTTTTTTATTCGAAAAAATTGATGGGTAAATTTAACAAAATTTTAATAGGTTGTTTTATACTTATCATACAATGGGTAGCCATTTATCAAAACAACAAAAACGACCCGATACAATTTGGGAATATGATCCGGTCTCTTCCGAAAGCATTACGGGGGAAATTACGGGCCTACATTTATCGTCCAAGCGGTGTGATGAAAAGGAAACATTCATCACACGTCTCTTTATAGAGCCGGAAGAAGGCCGACGGACTACCGTATGGTTCCGCGAGACACCAGTACAGTATTCCAACGTTCATGTATTCGTTCTCAATGACGAACTACATGTCATTTTAATATCCTCATCCACTTCCTCATCCACTAAAACGAATCAGGATAATACGAGTATCCATCTTGTTTGGATAAAAGAAGAGTTTACTCTGAATAAGAGGAAGGAGCTCGTCATGTTGAAGAAGATGAAGAACGAGCATGTAGAGAAACAAAATAATCACGTTGACTTGTCTAAAGAAATAAGTAATAGGAATATTACTTGTTTTAGGGAGGGACAAAATCCGGTGAAAACCAATTTTGTTCCGACTATTAGTTCAGATCAAATTGACCCTGAAATAAGTCTGACAAGAGTTCAGAATTCTCCGAATGACGGGGACGAGTCAGAAGCCCAAGCTGTTTTTGCGGCTATTCTTGCTGCTGCTGGTAATGTTGCTGCTGTTGTTGCGGCTGCTGCCGAAGCCCAAGCTGCTTCCGAAGCCCAAGCTGCTGCCGAAGCCCAATCTGCTGCCGAAGCCCAAGCTGCTGCCGAAGCCCAAGCTGCTGCTGAAGCCCAAGCTGCTGCCGAAGCCCAAGCTGCTTCCGAAGCCCAAGCTGCTTCCGAAGCCCAAGCTGCTGCTGAAGCCCAAGCTGCTGCCGAAGCCCAAGCTGCTGCTGAAGCCCAAGCTGCTGCCGAAGCCCAAGCTGCTTCCGAAGCCCAAGCTGCTGC